CGTGGGCTCGGAGATGTGTATAAGAGACAGCCCTAAAGAACTATTTGAATCTATAGTGAATCTATCTAAGAAAGTACTTGGCGAGGAAACTGTAGTGGAAGAAGTGATTTTAGCTGATGAGGTTATTGAAGAAGAAGTTAAGGACGAAGTAAAAAAAGAGGAAGTTGTAAAAGAAGAAACTCCTGTTTTAGAAACTCCTGTCTTAGCTCCTGTTGAACAACCTGCTGCTGTATCAAAAAGTGAATTTGATTCTGCTATTGCTGAAATTAAAGAGATGTACACTAAAGTATTAGAAAGTATATCTCCTTCACAACCACAAGAAGTTCCTGAGTCTCTTTCTGAAGTTACAGAAGAAGTTAAGGAAATTGAAGTTAAAGAAGAAGTTGAATTTTCTACGGAAGTAGTTGATGAAACTTTATTATCAGAGGAGGTAGTCGATGAATTAGTTCACGACCCTGAATCAATGATTGAAAAAAAGGAAAAGTTCCTTTATTCACAAAACCGAGTAAAAACAACAGAAGACTATGTCTTCAATTCATTATTTAACAAGTAAAACAAAAAAGAATGGCAACAACAACAAACATTACAACAACTTATGCAGGTGAGAAAGCAATGCCTTACTTACAAGCTGCACTTTTAACTCCAAGCACTATCAGAAATGGTGGGGTTACAGTTAAACCAAACATTAAATTTAAACAAGTATTGAAGAAAGTGGCTATGAGCGACTTAATCAAAGATGGTACTTGTGACTTTACTCCAACTGCTACAGTAGATATTACTGAGAACATACTTGAGCCAAAAGAATTTCAAGTAAATTACACTCTTTGTAAAAAAGATTTCCGTTCTGATTGGGATGCAGTTTCTATGGGTCTTTCAGCTCACGATAACTTACCACCTGATTTAGCTTCTTTTATTATAGCTAAAACTGCTGCTGAGGTTGCAACTGCTAATGAGACTATTATATGGCAAGGTGCTGACGGTAACGAAGGTGAATATGACGGTTTTGAAGCTTTATTTTTAGCTGATTCAACTGTAATTGACGTAGCTACTCCTATTGCTGCTGCTGCTGCAACTATCCAAGCTGAAATGAGAAAAGTATTAAATGCTATCCCTCAAACTATTTATGGGAAGGAAGATTTAAACTTATACGTTGCTTCTGATGTATTTAGAGCTTATGTTTCTTCTTTATCTTTAGCAGGAAGTGGTAATGGTTACGAGCAAAGAGGTTCTAATCAAGGATTTGATTCATTACAATTTGAAGGTGTAAATGTCTTTATGTGTAATGGAATGTCTGCAGGAAAAATGGTAGCTGCACAATCAAGTAACTTATTCTTCGGAACAGGATTAATGTCTGACCAAAACGAAGTATCTGTTTTAGATATGGCTTCACTTGATGGTTCTCAAAACGTTAGATTTATAATGCGTTACACTGCTGCTGTAGGTTACGCTTACGGTGCTGAAGTTGTATATTACAACGTAGCATAATTGAACAAGTAAATTGATATAAAAGGAGGGTGTAAAAACTCTCCTAATATCTACAATAACCTATAAAAAAATAAAAAAATGGCTTGCGAAAACTTATCTTTAGGGAGATTAAAACCCTGTAAAGACTCAGTAGGTGGCATAAAAGCTGTGTATTTCATCAATTATGGTGGGATAGATGGTCTTGTTTATAATGCTGCTGATGGTGATGTAATTGATACTCTAGGTACTGGTATATCTTGTTACAAATATGATGTTCACTTTTCTAGTTCATTAACACAAAATATTCAGGCTAGTACTGAAAATGGAACTGTTGCTTTTGAACAAGTACTTGAATTATCAATGCCTAAATTATCTAAAGAAGATAATAAGGAGATTAAATTAATTGCATACGGACATCCAAACATAGTTGTTGAAGACCAAAATGGTTCTTTCTTTGTTTGTGGTCTAATAAATGGAATGGAAGTTACTGGAGGTACTATTGTTACTGGACTAGCAATGGGAGATATGAGTGGATACACTCTTACCTTAACAGGTACAGAGAAAACACCTGCTAATTTCTTAGATACTACTTTAGTTGCGGCTGGTGGTACTATTGTTTCTGGATTGTAATATTATTCATAATTTAGTTAATAAAAAGCTCCTTTAATCGGGGGCTTTTTTTGTTTTAGGAACAAAAACATAAATAATTAGTATTATAGTATGAAGCTAATAAACCCTAACATAGTAACCAATCAATTATTCATTTTACCTAGAAGCTATAATGGAGCTACAGCTACTTCTGTGGTGTTTAAAAATGAAGATACAGGAAAGTTTACAACTATTACACCTACAAGTTCTGGATATGTGAGTAATAATTTGGTATTAGATATTGAAGTACCTACTTTTAAAGAAGGGGAACGTTATACATTTGATGTAAAACAATTAACTACATTAATATTTAAAGGTACTGCTCTTGTCACTGAATATAACGATGTAAATTATACAATAAACAACAATGAATTTATTGTCGACACAGACACTGATTCTAATGAAATGAAAGTATATGAGTAATAAAAAAACAATTAAAGAGGTAGGCGTAAGATTCGTTGAACTTGCTAACTACGAAAGACCAGAGGTAATCGAAACTCTACACGATGACTATATCTCTTATGGTTCTGATAATAACTATTATGGTGACATAATTGAAAGATATTTAGGTTCTCCTACTAACTCTCGTTGTATTAATGGTATAAGTGATATGATTTATGGTAGAGGATTAGAGGCTGTTGATAGAAATATTAATAGAGATTCTTATATCAAAATGAAGAAGCTTATAGATGAGAGTGAATTAAGGAAGATTGTTGGTGATAGAAAATTATTAGGTAGTGGATGTATTAAAGTAAACTATAACAAAAGTAAGACTGAAATAATAGCCATTAGACATCACCCAATGGAAACTCTTAGAGCTGAGAAAACAAAAAATGGTGTTATAAAAGCATATTATTATCATCCTGATTGGAAGAATAAGAAAAATGGTGAGACACCTAAAAGAATACCTACATTTGGTAATGGTAATGAAAAGCAAACAACAGAGGTATATGTAATAAGACCTTACGTTTCAGGTTTCTATTATTATTCACCTTGTGATTATCAAGCATCCTTACAGTATAGTCAGTTAGAGGAAGAGGTATCTAATTATCATATATCTAATATACAAAACGGTCTTCAACCATCTTTATTAGTTAACTTTAATAATGGGGTTCCATCTGAGTCTATTCAGGCAGGTATGGAAACTAAGATTAAAAATAAGTTTGGTGGTTCATCTAATGGTGGACGTTTCATTTTATCCTTTAATGAGGATAAAGAAACAGCAGCTTCTGTAGAGCCAATACATTTACCTGATGCTCACGCTCAATATCAGTTCTTAGCTGATGAAAGCAGAGAGAAGATAATGTTAGGTCACGGAATTGTATCACCTATATTACTTGGTATAAAGGACAACACAGGATTTGGTAATAATGCAGAGGAGCTTAGAACAGCTTCAATACTTATGGATAATATCGTTATACGCCCTTTCCAACAAAACATTATAAGTGCTTTAGATGACATATTAGCTTTTAATAAAATATTCTTATCATTATACTTTGTTACCTTACAACCTATTGAATTTGTTGAATTAGATAACATATCTACTTCAGTTGTAAAAGAGGTAGAAACAGGTGAAAAACTATCAAGTCAAAGTGGACTATCTTTAGAAGAGGAACAGGACGTTTTAGAGCAACTATTAGAGGTCGGAGAGGTAATAGATGATAGTTGGGAGCAGATTTATGTTTGTGACGCAGAAAGTGGTGTTAAATTGGCTAAGAACGATAAGTCTATAGAGGATAAAGGGATATATAAAATAAGATACCAATATTCACCTGTAAGAAACTCTTTAGACAGTAGAAGTTTCTGTAAGGGAATAGAAGCACTTACAAAGGAAGGTTTAGTGTATCGTAAAGAAGATATTAATCAAATGTCATTTAGAGGTGTTAACAGAAAGCTTGGTCATAAAGGACAAAGCTATAGTTTGCTAAAATACAAAGGTGGTGTTAATTGTCATCATTTCTGGAAGATGATTGTACTTAAGAAAAAAGGTACAGGTGAGGTTAATATTAATGAGGCAGTGAAGAAAGGACTTATTATACCAAATAATCCTAATGAGATGCCTATAAGACCTACAGATATGCCAAATCAAGGTAGGATATTAAATAAAATAAGTAAATTAATTAAAAAATACATATAATGGCTAAAGCGTTATTTGCCTCAACAGGCTATGTTAAAAAGAAGTCTATTATAAGTGGTACAGTAGACCCTGATAAGATGTTGCAATTTATTGAGACAGCTCAAGATATGCATATTCAAAACTATTTAGGTACTGCTCTTTATAAAAAGATACAGACTTTAATAGTTAATGGGACTATAACAGACGTTGCTAATCAAAAATACAGGGATTTATTAGATGATTACATTAAACCTATGTTGGCTTGGTTTGCACAGTCAGAGTATATACCATTTGCCGCCTATACTTTAAGTGAGGGTGGTTTATTTAAACACCGTTCTGATAATGGAGATGCTGTTGATAGAGTAGAGATTGCTGGATTAGCTTCAAGAGCTAATGACAAGGCATCATTCTATGCTGAGAGATTTATAGATTTTATGTGTGATAATGGAAATGATTATCCTGAATACAATCAAGGTTCTCAAGATATGTCACCAGATAAAGATACTGACTCATTTGGTTGGTTCTTAGGGTAGGTAAATAGGTAAGTAAGTAAACTTTAATATAATAAGGGATAGATAGGTATTATGAGTAAAAAAAATAAAAAAGAAGAGGGTATAAATATATACAAACTAAAAGAACAGTATCCTATTAAATTAGATACTTTTATAG